ATGAACTTCATTCCATCTTCTGTATCGTAACTGCGTTCGTCCAGCAGGAGATTCATACCCGGCGGAACAAGACTTACCCAGCCGGAATGTACAGAATAACAACAGAGTGATAATTAATTTCTGATGAAATAATCAGGGTGCAGAAGGACTAAAGATAAACGTTTTCTTCACGCCTTTACGCGGCCTATCCTTCTCAAATCGCCATTTTGCCATCGCCTTTACAACCTGCTCATCAAACAGATGGTGCGGCTCTGAACGGATAAACTCAATTCGGGTGACAGTACCATCAGCACCAATATCAAACTTCACATCAACCCGTCCCTTTATATAATTTGCCGCTGCATAGGCCGGATATTGTGGTAATGCCTTAACCAACTGTCGGGGCATATCTGTTTTATGTTGCGTACAGCCCATAACCAGAGAAGACAACAAAATAATTAACGGAAGATTTCTTTTCATTTTCATTCCCGGCACAGATAAGAATAAGTCTTATTCTAACAATGCCACCCTGTCGGTCATCAATCCTCTGCTTGATGGCAACGACAATTATCCGACTTAAATCACAAATCAGACACATAACAGGGCTTGCGAGGTAACACATCGTCCGGCTTCTTCCACCATCGCACCGGACAGGCGACTATGAGGGGCAACGCCGCGCTCCGTTAACGCGGTAAACCCCGGTGTGTATCGTTTTTGATTATCCCCGCACACTCGCGAAGAGGAGTCTCCCGGTCGGGCTGCGGTCTCTGTTAATGCGGGAATACAGCGACGATACGGCGCATCAGCAAAACTTAGTTCAGGCACTGAGTGCGGATATAGTCCTGTGCCCCTTCCAGCTGCTTCTGCATTGTCATCAACCGTTCTCTGAGGATGAAATAATCCCGTTCAGCGGTGTCTGCCAGTCGGGGGCCGGTTGCATTATCCACGCCGGAGGTGCCGGTGGCTTCACGCACGGTACCGGAGCAGGTGGCGTTGATCCGCAGGCGCTTACGACCAGCGGCAACATCAGCACGCAGAGTTTCATTTTCAGCTCTCGCATCGGCTAATTCCCTCGAGTATTTTGCATCGAGCGCAGCAACATCGCGCTGGCGCACCTGCATATCAGTAATGGTTGCGTTTGCCAGCTCCAGCTCTCTGGCTTTTTTATCGCGCTGCGCTTTGTAGGTGATGACGTTATCGCGGTAATGATTCAGCCCCAGACTAAGCGCACCACAGACCACCAGCAGAATAACGGTAAACGCGGAAAGCATTCGGTTTATGCTCACCCCACCAGCCCTGCCGAAGTCAACGCCATCCAGGTTATGGAAAGAAAAAGAACAACCAGCATTAGTGAAAATGAAATACCGACGATTACACAAAGGCCCTTCGCCAGCATTATGAGTTTGTCTGACATCTTTACCCCTTAATAGCAGTAATTAACCGGGCAACCACCCATAAAAACGGAATCAGCCAGACCAGCAAAAATTTCCAGTCCGTTTTTATCATCTTCATGCTGCGGTAGCTCTCCATGCAGCAAGCAGACCAGCAATCCACTGAACACCTTTTGGGGTGAATTTAACCTGCGTAAAAGCATGACCATTGCCCGCCTCGCCCGTTTTCACGCTAAACCGCCCCGCATCCAGGTGATGCGAGTAAGGCGTCATTTTTCCAGCGAGGCGATACATTATTCCGTTCTCCAACAAAAACAGCCGGAAATCGGTTTCTTTGATACCGAGTAACTTAGCAACTTCCCGGAATCCCATCAGACCAGATGCTTCAACATAGTTATCAACAAATTCAGCCTTCGGCGCTGCTATTGCCAGTTGATTTTCCAGCACTGCTTTCTGTTCAGCCAGTTTTGCCGCAAATCGCAACGCCTCAGGTAAAGTCCGGGGGATCTGAATACCATGCATCGCTTTGAGTCTTGCCAGCACAGAACGACGAACGGCCTTTGACTCCCTCATGCCAACGAGCATCATCTGGTCAAAATCCAGATCATAGTATGCCGTTCTTGTTTGGTTATTGTTTAACCGGAATTTTTTTCCGGTTCCATCAAGCTCTAGCTCATCCTCAATTTTTGCAAGAAACTTACGCGGTTCATGAGGGACTTCTCCGGCTTCTGCCCGGGCTGGATTAATAATGTTATTCAGAAAATCCAGACTACTCATGGATATTTCATGATCGACAGAAATCATCTCTTTCATGGTTGATTCCTTTTAGTGATGAACCCTGCGCACAGGAATAACCAGCCCAAAGAGGGTTAACCAGACCACTGCCGGTTATCCACCAGGGCTCATCCTGAAAGGTTCTTTGGTTTATTTACGCTTGTGCGAAGCGCAGAAATGACAAAGGCACCATTACGGTGCCTCTGCGTGAAATAATCTGCCTAACTTTATTCACTTACATTTTGCCAGTTCGCAGGATTTCGTGTTATCCGCCCGCGCTGGCCAACGTCATTTTTCAGCAAAATATTCTGCTTATCTGTCGATTCCCCAGCACGCCAGAGCGCTCTCCTGGTCACGACGGGATACCTGACCATAACAGTTATTTGAGCGAATACGGCAGTCTCTGCCACCGTCCTTAATCCACCAGCGAATCGCTTCGCAGGCACCTTTTCGATCTCCTGCATTAATTCGTTTATAAAACGTCGACGGGAAACACTTACCTGGGCCAATGTTGTAAGGACAGAATGACGCAATACCCGCTTTCTGGGGGTCAGTCAGTGGCACTTTGATGTTTTTCGCCACCCATGCCAGCGCCTTATCACGCTCAATGGCGTTAACCCGGTCGCATTTTTCCTTCGACAACTTCATGCCCGGAACGACAGGTTTACCATCCACCAGGATGGCACCGCGGCAGATGGTCCAGATACCCGCACCATCACGGTATGCCGTGGTGTGGTTACCTTCTTTTTCGTCAAGAAACTGGTCGAGGATTTCAGGCGCAGACGCCCCTGCACCAATCAGCGCCAGAACGGCAGCCGACAGGCCGTATCTGATTTTTGCGTTCATGGATATTTATCAGGGTTTATCGATTTCAAATCCCTGGATATATTAAGTCTTCAGGCCAGCGGTGGAGTCTTCAGAGAACCAGTAATTATTCCCGGTAGTTTTCCTCTGTAGGTTATCAACACATCCTGCGCCTCTAAAATGACGGGGCGCTTTTCCGGCAACGGACCATCCCCTTCACATAACCCGGCAGCAACATCCATGAAAAACTGCTTCGCCTGCTTTTTCGCCTCCGCTTCGTAAAACTCCAGCGTGGCACCTTCAGTACGGTCAAGACTAATCGCCACATTTGGCAACAACAGTGACGGATACCCACCAATTTCCAGTGCCACAGTAACAGTAATCTTATCCGGGTAATTATTTATCCCTTTAACAACCAGTTCGTATTTTTTCTTCATCGCTTTACTCTCCCCGCGCCGCCTTACGCTTATCTTCTTTAATCTTGAAATAAAGGTTAGTCAGATACGTCAGCAGGCCAAACAGCAGACTCCCCAGCACACCTATCGCCACCCACTGGGACGGAGAGACTTTGTCCAGCAGCTGCAGTAACCAGTATCCCGTCCCCACCGCTGACGTGGTGTATGACACACCTGTTGTGATTTTTTCCATCTGATGTATGTCTCCGTCACCGCCGACAGAAAATGAAAGTAAAGAAAAACAAAAAAGCCGCCAGTGTCACCCACTGACGGCCAACGCCGGGAGCCGTGATTATGGCATTCAGGCTCTGCTAAAAATGCCAGATAACATTCCGGCCTCCCCTGATTCAGGTTATAAATGACACAATATCTTGACAACATCCGTCACTATCTGTCAGAAAATGTACTGCCAGATATAAGTATCATGTGAAGTACATCTACCCGTTTTAGCCAGCGTCCTTCAGAGTGGGCGCTGGCTTTTTTTATTATGCTGCGGGTGCATTTATCTCCAGCACCAGACTTTCTATCTCAACGCCATACGCTGCATTTTTTGTAACATCCGTCAGCGTCAGTGCATTCAGCCCCAGTGTCAGACTGTCTTTTATGACCTGGAATGCCGGGCCAGCCACTCCATTCAGTTTCGGAGTAACCGTGGCACTGCCGGCGGTGAACACCAGCTCCAGCGTCTGCCAGTCGTTACCGTAATCGCCGAACTCCCCCAGCTTCGTGTTTCCGGCTTTCCTGTGATGCATCAGATTCACTCTGCCGTCAGTGGTCTGAGTGAAGTACGACATCAGGAACGGATTACCGGTACCTGTCATCGCCACACCATCAGGAACGGGAGCATCCGTATACAGATAAATCCCCAGCCCGAACTGATTGTTGGTCAGTGCGCCTGACAGGCGGAACTTACAGGTCAGTCTGCCGCCCTGTGTCAGCAGGGTAATTGCGTCATCCACCGGATGCGTCAGGGACCAGGTTTTATTGCTCTGCTTGGTGATCTTAAATACACCATCTGACAACTGAATTCCGCCATCCTTAATGCTCCAGCCCTGCGCAGCAGCCTCTCCGGCTGCCGGCAGCAGGGAGATTGTGCGAACGGACGTATCTGCAGACGGACCCGATGGCGTGTTGCCGCCGGGCGAGGGTTTAATTTCCGGTGCCTTACCACTGATGAAGGCGGAGGTGCGCCCGGCTGCGTTCAGAATAGCGGTTGCCAGACGATCCGGAATAATGCTCCTGCGCGCCCATGAACTGAAATGTGTCGGGCGGTTTGATGATACCTGGTTTCCATTCGTTCTCGATGCCGCACCGTAATATCCTGATGCCGGAATATCCGGATCTTCTGCCGGCGCGTTAGTGGCGGTATTGACGCCGTTACCGTCTGTCATGAAGGGCACAAAATAAACGCCCTCACTCTCCCTGTTTTTATACCCGCCGTACACGGTGTCGTACTGGGTAGCGTATGTATTTTTCCAGTAATACGTCGTGTCACCACAAATCCACGGCACATCTGCAGCACTGCCACCATGGCACTGCGCGTTAAACACGGAGAGGTCAGCACGAAACTGTGTCAGCATGGCTGTAAACAGCGCAGGTTGCTGTGCGTGGGTGGCGGCGCTCATGTCAAACTCTCCCTGCATCCAGCACACCGCCAGCAACACATTTTTCGGGTTCTTCTGTAATGCAGCTTTAGTGCGCGCAATCAGGTCCTGATATAACGGTTTACCCACACCCCAGCGTGCCGAATCCTGGCTGGCCCCCGTGTCCGCACTGAATGTCCCCTCCGCGCCCTGGGTGAATGCCGAACCACCACGACAGCATGGTACCAGCAGGATCCCCGCGTTATTCGGGATATACGGGAGCAGTTTTTTGGCAATATGTAAACCCTGGCCGACACAGCCGTACTGCCCTTTGCTCAGGTCTGCCTTCGGATGATTCAGCGTACTCATATCCTGCACATCATGCAGGCAGTGGTCGGCCGGAATAATATCGTTATATCTGCAGGCAGTCCCGCCCGGCGTCACTGTACTGCGGCGCGCCAGCTGTTTAATGCGCGGATCCGGAGCATCGTATGAATCCGGCAGCGGAAGCCCTTCACCGTAAGCCATGGCATTGGACTGCCCGGCCAGTACGATGACGTAGTACCAATCCGGCTCAGTTGCACCACTGACCACCACATCACCTTCTGCTGTAATCGCCTGCATCAGGGTATAAGGGGTTATGGCCACCGGACTACCAAACGGCTGCCAGCCCTCTTTCAGTTTGTGTGTCAGCTTTTCCGCAAGGTCTGACGGCGACGCCGCCCTGACAACANNATNANGNTNNNGTNAACNACAAAGTTTGTTCCTTGCCTGGCATAAAAAGGGAGCAGGATAAGACCACCAATCAACATACTCCAGCCGACGATGGGCAGCGTACCGTAGCGAGAAATGAGCGTAGAGGGGTAAGTGGTGTAGAACGCAGCAGCAAAAGCCGAGGCGATTCCCCAGAAGAGTGCTGCGGGAGAAATCGAGAGTGAGGTGGGATTTCCGTGAGTCACCAGCAAAAAAGTACCGATAAGCGACGTCATGATCGCGGCGAATACCAGAATTCCTGGGCGCGATTTACGAACCAGCGAGAACCACGCCACAATAATTGTTGGCGAGAGGAACTGTAGTACCGTTGCCGTAGCCGCATTTGATTTTTCTATGGTTAGTAAGAAGGTCAGTTGTACTGTCAGCGCACCAAGCACGGAAAAAATCAGCAAGCTGATGGTGTCTTTATGATTTTTTACTATCGAGAAGACTTTATCGCCGTGAAAAAATGAGAGCGTCAGCAGAATAAAGCCAGCAAATATCAGACGTGTCATTGTCAGAAACTGCGACGACATCTGGCTTTGTTCCATGATGTATTGTGCGCAGACACCGGAACTCCCCCATAATACGGCGGCAATCAAAACGTTCAGCATCCCCTTTCTGGTGGAACCCATTTTTTCCCTCTGCATTCAATTTTGTCGTTTATGTTTACGAACATAATAGCAAAATTGACGACTATGGCCTGGCGTTGTCTCCGTTGTATCAATCTCATTTCTGGTTACGCCAGTTCTGGCGAATCCTGAAAATAGCAACAGTTGTCATGACCATAGAAGTAAAGGAAATCATGATAACGCGCAAAAAGAGAATGGTGTTGTAGTGGCTGCAATTATTAATGCATATCTATATGAGGAAGGGCGCGCTGTCAGTGTTGATGACGGAGCATCTTGTTTTAGTTTTAAACAGTTAAGCGTCTTTAATAAACAGCAGACATATCATTGCGATGCTCAGCATACCTATCGCCAGCCAGAACAAGGAATGATAACTCCAGATTTCGACCATGATACCGTCGAGTGAACCGGCTATTATCCAGCCCACGCGTGAGGTGTTGGCATATAGTGTAGTGGCGAAGCCAATTTTTTCGGGTATCAGGTCCTGAAAGTAAAGCATACCAATACCGCAGAGAATACCCAGGAATATTGCATTGAGTATTTGTAATTCCAGCTCTACGGTAGGGGTCGTTGCCATCAATACACTGGCATAAAAACAGATACCGCTTACGATGGCAATCAGCATTAAAAAACGCTTGCCAATGCGTTTTATAAAGTAACCCGCAATGAGCATTGCCGGAATTTCCAGCCCGGCGGCAATGCCGATCATTTCACCAGCTAATCTGTCGGTGAAATGTAATTCATCAATAATAAATAACGGCATATTGATAATGTAAAGATTATTAGCACCCCACATCATTGTACAAACCACGAAAAGTAACCAGGTATCTCGTCGGCTGTGAGAGGTCGTGGACATATCTACGGGGCGGGTCGTGGCAGGAATGCTTTTCTGTATTGATGGTAGAAAGAGCCAGACTATCAGGCCGCAGAGAACAAATGCGATGGCCGCAGTGAGATACATCACCTTAAAGCTAAATCCCATTGCCAGTTCATAGGCGAGTGCACGCTGATTAACGTTGCTGTGCTCATATGGCGAAAGAAATTGAGCATTTTAACGTCCATCACCACGCTGTAGGGTGACAGCATAAAGTAGTGAATAGTCTGGGCAGGCATTAATAACGCGATATA